ATTTTCTATCAGAGACATTTCAAAGAGTAATTTAGATAAAAGAGATTATCAACATTTAGCCAATAATAACGGAGAAGGTAGTATGACTGAAAGTAAACTATGGGGCACATCTAAGACTAGTTATCAACAGATGGGCGAAGCTAAACTAATTGTTAGACATACGCAACCTGTAAATTATGCACATGCCGCAGGCCGCACATTGCACATTGAAAGTATCCATGTTGAAAACAGCCAAGGTGAGCGTTTTAAATATCCAGTTAAACACTTAAATGGTGCTCGCGCACTAGCTACTCATGTGGCACACGGTGGCACACCTTATGATGGGATTGGTCAACACATTACTGGACTAAGCGAAGAATTAAACAAATTACGTATGTTTAAAGGTTATGTTGATCGTAACTCTATGGTCAGCGAAGCCATGGGAAATATCCAGACTAAAGTATACGAGCGAATTGATCAAGTTAAGAAAGAAATCCGCAGCCTACAAAATCAAAGCTATTATGAATCATTTGCAGAATCATTTGTAGTTAATGAAGCACAAGAGATTCCAGAAGATGTGGTTAATGATTGGATTGATCGTTTAACTATTCGCAGTTTCAATGAAGAATTAAAAAATGTATTCCCATACATCTACAAACTAGTAGGTGAAGAAGTTGATGTTATTAAAGAATTAACAGCAGAAGATATTCTTGATGAAGTTTTTGACGGCGATAAAGAAACTGGTACTACACACCGTGGCGGAAAAGTTACTAAAACTGCACATGGTGTTAAGCATGAGAAGACTGATTATGAAGATGGTGAAAAAGTTGCGTTTAGGCATAAAGACGAAACAAGTCGTTATAAAAAGTACGCTAACTTAGATCAAGAAGATCAATTTGAAGCATTTTTAAATAATCTAGTCAGTGAAGAAAGTAATTTGTTTAATACTGATGAAGAAAGTCAAAGTGCGTCTATTCAAACATTAAATCAACTAATTGCACAAGAATTCCCAGTAGGCGCAGATGGTACTAATGCTATTCAAAGTTTGCAAGGTATAATCGACGATCAAGAATTTACTGATGCAATTAAACAATTAGGTAAAGTAAATCCAGAAATGGACATTAGAGAATTTCTAAAGAGCTACCTAGAGAAACATGACGAAGAAAATGGTACAGACATTGCTAGTAAGATCAATTTTGATTCAACTACACCTGCACCTACTGAGCCTGCTCCGGCTGAACCTGCTCCAGAAGCACCTCCTGCTCCGGCTGAACCTGCTCCAGAAGCACCTCCTGCTCCAGAAGCACCTCCAGCTGCTGCTCCAGTGGCAGAAGAAAAAGAAGATCCACCGTTTGATGGTCCTTACAAAAAGCCAGGCGACAACAAAGACCAGTTTGGAAACACTGTTAAGAATCCAGCTCGCCACGCTGCTAAGAAAGGCATGGCTGCTGCCATTGCTAAGGCAAAGAAAGCTGGTGCAACCGCAGAGACTATGGTTAACTTTGGATCAGGCGAAATGAGCCTAGGTGAAGCTATTACTAAGGCTGGTATGGATGTTGAAGAATTCTTTGAAGGTACTAGTAAACAAAACGAAGTGGTTGAGTTTGTTAAATCAATGTATGATGAGACAACTGGAGTAATGATTGCTGTTGAAAAAGAATTTGGCGAAGATGCTGCTCGAATAGCACACGGAGTTATTAGTGAACTATCACAAATATACGAGTCAAAAAGATTACGTCAATTAGCCGGTGTTACTGAAAATGGTTTACAAAAGCCACAAGCCGATGTTTCCGAAATGTTCAAACACTTCAATGCTATGTTTAGATAATTGGCAAAAATAAATCATAATTAAGCAAGAAATCTCTTGCAAAGCTAAATAAAAGTGCGTACAATACAATGTATGCACTTTTTTACTTTACAATGGTGTAAAGTAGATATAGGCAAAACTAGCAGAAATGCAAAACAAACTTAGGCTAACAATAGGAGATAATCATGGCATCATTAGCTGAAATCAGAGCAAAGCTCAAAGAGCAAGAAGGTAATTCGAAAGGTGGCGGTGAGCGTACCGGTGGAGACAATTCCATTTATCCTTTCTGGAACTTGAAAGAAGGTTCCGAATCAACAGTCCGTTTTTTACCTGACGGAAATCCTGACAATACATTTTTCTGGGTCGAAAGGGCAATGATTAAACTGCCATTCGCCGGAGTAAAGGGTTCTACTGACAGTAAACCAGTGACTGTTAACGTTCCTTGTATGGAAATGTACGGAGAGACATGTCCAATCTTGTCCGAAGTACGTGGTTGGTTCAAAGATCCAGCACTAGAAGATATGGGTCGCAAGTACTGGAAGAAACGTAGTTATATCTTCCAAGGATACGTTGTTGAAGACGGTCTTAAAGAAGAAAATCGTCCAGAAAATGCAAACCGTCGTTTCATTATCGGCCCACAGATTTTCCAACTTATTCGTGGCGCATTGCTTGATCCAGAAATGGATGACTTGCCAACTGACGCAGTTAACGGAGTTGACTTCAAGTTGATCAAGACTTCAAAAGGTGGTTATGCTGACTATTCTACTAGCAAATGGAGCCGTCGTACCCGCCCATTAGATACAGCAGAAGTTGCTAACTTGGAAACACATGGCTTGTTTAATCTTAAAGATTACTTGCCTAAGAAGCCAACTGACGTTGAAGTCAAAGTAATGAAAGAGATGTTTGAAGCAAGTGTTGATGGCGAAGCTTTTGACATGGATCGTTGGGGGCAATACTTCAAACCAGCAGGTATGGGCCAGGCTACTGGTGATCCTAACTCTACACCTAAGGCAACTCCAGTTGCTCGTCCTGCACCAGTGGCAGCACCAGCCACAGAAGATGTAGCACCTTGGGAAGAAGAAGTTGCTACAGCTGAGAAATCATTCTCAGCACCTAAGCAAGAAACAGCACCAGCTGCCGCAGGCGGTAGTCGTGCAGAAGACATTCTTGCTATGATCCGCAATCGTAAGCAATAAGCAAAATAGCAATAGGGGCGGTTGCCCCTATTGCCACCATCTAGGAGAATAACTATGGCTAAATTAAACAAACTTGCAAAAGTAAATGAAAATATCAGTCTTAATCGCTATGACAACGGCTTTATGATAGAAGTTAGTGGTCGCGATAAGAAAGAAGAATGGTCTCGACAGGTAATTATGCCTTAAACTATCTTATTAGTGCAGACTTTAACAAAGGCATTCCTTTGGGCAAAGTTACTGTATTTGCTGGCGAGTCAGGCGCTGGCAAAAGTTATGTGTGTTCTGGCAATCTAATTCGCAACGCACAAGAACAAGGCATTTATGTTATCCTTGTTGATAGTGAAAATGCGCTTGATGAGAAATGGCTTCACGCACTAGGCGTTGATACAAGTGAACAAAAATTGTTAAAGCTCAACATGGCTATGATTGACGACGTGGCAAAAACCATTAGTGAATTCATGAAAGAGTACAAAACAATGGATGAAGCAACTCGTCCTAAGGTACTGTTTGTCATTGACTCATTGGGCATGTTGTTGACTCCGACAGACGTTAATCAGTTCGAAGCAGGCGAAATGAAAGGTGATATGGGTCGTAAACCTAAAGCACTTACCTCGCTAGTTCGTAACTGTGTAAACATGTTTGGTAGCTACAATGTTGGATTAGTTTGTACCAATCATACCTATGCGTCACAAGACATGTTTGACCCAGATGACAAGATCTCAGGTGTAAGACTACAACTGTTAACGGTATCCGTGCAGCCTGTAAGATTATGAAAACTCGTTATGCTAAACCATTTGAATCAGTTCAAGTTGAGATTCCTTATGCTACAGGTATGAGTCCTTACAGTGGTATGGTTGACCTGTGTGAAGCAAAAGGTATTCTTACAAAAGATGGCAATAGACTTAAATACGTTTCTAAGGATGATACAGAGTTAAAGATGTATCGCAAAGAATGGGAACGCAACGAAGAAGGCGGCCTGGATAAAATCATGCTTGCATTTGATGACGCTGTTGCAGTACAATCTAACATTGACCTCGAAACTGGAGAAATTGTAGAACATGAATGAAAATCATATTGGTGATATTTGGTTACTTTTCAAAGAGTATGCGGATAAAAAGGTACTTGACGTTCTAGCAGAACGATATGTTGATCTACTAGCTGATCATGGAATTAGTGATAAAACTATGGCTGCTGCTAGTGGATTTGACGAGGACCTAGATAACGCTATTGACTTTTATCTTGATCAAGATAGTGAAGAAGAAGATTTAGACGAAGAAGATTTAGATTCATACGAAGATGACGAATAATCTATGAGTTGGTATACAAAAGTTTCAAAAGACATTTCGTACATTCCCGATGCCGTGGCACACTTTGATCTTGAATTACAGGCAGCAAAGACAGATGCTCGCATAGCGGGGAACATTGAAAAGGCCGCTGCCAGGATGCCCGGCATTGTGGAAGAACGATTTAATCAGCTACAAGAGATTGAAGCAATTTTGGAATATTTAAATATTGA